CAAAAGTACCTTGGGAAACAAAATTACCCACATTTATACTTCCAAGATTACACGACTCACCCGAAAGCAAAGGCTGCTCACCACATGGATTGGTGGCATTTATACGACCAATCGCTGGAGTGGTGTTATCCTGATTAATTCGATCCAACCATACCATTCCAGGCTCGCCATTGGTCCAAGCACCCTGAATGATTTCATTGAAAATCTCTCTAGCCCGAATATATCGACCATCATCTTGAGGCTCGTCATACATCTTATGATCAAGAGGCCACGTTAGATGAATCAACTTATCTCGCTGAACGGCTTCCATGAAAGTTGAATCGGCACCAACAGAGATATTGAAATTAGAAATCTCTCCCTCGGTATTCTTACAATGGATAAATTCCTCAATATCAGGGTGGTACACCTCCATGATAGCCATGTGTGCACCATCTCGGCGTCCACCTTGAGTAATCATAGTTCCAACTTGAGAAAGAACCCTCAGAACATTTATAGGCCCACAAGCTTTACCCTGAGTTGTAAGGATTGAATGGCCTTTAGGGCGTAATCCAGATAGGGAAAATCCAACCCCACCACCAAACTTTTCAATCATAGCCTGGTCTTTAGCAGTATCCATTATGCTAGACATATTGTCCTCTATGTCCATCACATAACAGGCACTTAAAGTACCGGCACCGATTCCAGCATTCATGAGAGTAGGACTATTAGGCAAGAAGTCCAAAGACCACATCAAATCAAAGAAACGATTTTCTAACTCTTTAACTTCTTTGGAGGTAGACCCATACTTAAATTCGACTTCAGCCATAACACGAGACACACGTCGAAATAATGTCTCAGGTGTCTCGTAATTACCCTCGATATCCTTTTGTAGATAACGCTTCTCCAGAATCTTCAAAGCATTATCCGTAAATGAATGTACCAATACTCCCACAACAATCTCCTAAAATTCAAAATAAAAACGACTCTTCACCTCGGATAAATTAGAGCCGTTCCAGAAAGGGCAACTTTTAGCCCTATAACCTCATGCGCCCGGACTTACCCTCAATTCTCCCCATTTAGCAATCATCAAGGCATCAATCGAGTCTTGGGAAAACTTCTGTACTGAATCACCAAAAATTTTAACTGCCATCACTCTAACCTTATCTTTATCAGCACTTCCATCTCCAACGACATCTTTTTTCCAAGTCTTAACATTAACCGTAAATACATCCATTCCATGCTCCGCACATATAGTCCGACACATGGCCAAAATATGGACCAACTTAATTAATGTCTGGCGATTCTGAACTAACGGGATGTCTTCAATACAAATGAGGTCGTCTGTGGTTACAAAATCCCGTATCCACGGCGAAAGAAGCCAATACAACTCTTTGAATCGAGTTTCCCAAGATCTAGATTTTGAAGTCAATTCTACCACTTCAAAACCTTCTATGGAAAGCCTTGCAATGGCTATTTTTGAGGTACTTAGATCAAAACCAAAAATACTCATAAACGCATTCGTTCATGCCCTCGTCTAGTAATTACCCTACTCAAAGTCTCAAACTGAGACTCATATAAGCTTAATCGACCTTTGAGTAGTCTACTCTCGGCACTTAAATCAATGATACGAATCTTCAAATTTTGCAACTCTTCATCTTCCAAAACAGCTTGACCTTTCAATGAATCCTTCAATAACCGTTTAGAAGACTCGGCTTCCAATCCAGCTATCCTAGTGGATAGCATCAAATCAAAACCTTCCGATAAAACAAACAATTGACTCTCTAACTTAGAAATTTGATATGCTATATAGCCACGCCAAGATCCTAAAAATAGAAGCCAATCATCCATCTGTGCATCTGATAAATTATCTGAATTAGATGGAAACGCATAGGATGTACCACCGTTAGGTCTTTGCGGCATAGGGTATTTAGCATCTAGTTCTTGAAGTTCAGCGGCTTTAGATATGAAAGTTGAAACTTTAACCACAAATAATCACATTCCTTTGATAAAATGATCTCTCTCACAGGTAGATTTATAATTACACCAGTAATGGTCCCAATCAGGTTGATAAGGAACATGCTCCTCGTTCTTTACATATTCTTGAACTAATTTAAATTTATCAAGAGTAGAGTTGATGATTGAATCATTACGTTCAGTCTCGCAAATAATGTATTCCTGATTATTCTTATTGATATAAAAAATCATACCTTCAGTTATGCCCGTCATCATGGAATATAAATTCCATTGAACTAAATGATCACTCTTGGGAAGATACTCTGCATATTTAGGGTTCTTAGGTGCAGCCATCGATTTAAGTTCCAACAAGAACTGCTTATCATCAGATGGTCTTCGGATAATAGCGTCATAAAAGCCACGTATGGGCGGATCATCATGTGTAACCTCTCCTTCTGATGAAACTAATAGCCCAATATCTGTTAGCCTTTTTTCAATAAAATCATGATACACCGTACCAATGCTCATACGACGTAAAGTCTGATCCTCAAGAGGGTCTTGAGAGTAGCCCATCATATGGTAATATAAAGCTCGTGGGCATAGGTGTGCTTGAGACGGACTAAAATGAGTACGTCTATATGATGCCCGTTGTAAAGTTTTTTCATGATTATCTAAACTAGATTCTAGCCAATGCTTTCCTCTATCACGTAATATCTCAGTAAGTCGAGGCATCGATTCTCCCTTGAGCGAAGTTTAAAATATTATCTATAAATATAGATTTAAATTTGCTCACTATTTCTGTATTCTTAAATCTCCAAATTTCTAGTTCATATTCTGACAACAGACGTTCATCACGTATCACATCTTGCTTACGAAAGTGATGTGGGCCATCTAATTCAATACCTAGATGAAGATCAGGTATGTAAACATCTACGACATATGGAGGAAAATCTTCTTCTAAAGAAGTGCCAAATCCTGCTTCCTTGATCCACGCAGCCACTAAAAACTGTTGGGGAGTGTCCTTCTTTCGTGGGTCAGACTTCACCGTATACGTCGCATAGTTGGATTATCATTATCCCAAGAATTGGTGGGCATAGTAGACCTACCGGCTCGATCAGTCACTCTATCACTGCCAAGCAGTTGTTCAGCCAACTGTCCAGGGTCACCATCATTGCTCAAATTCAACAAGGTATTATCATTTTCAGGCAACTCTTCAGCACCCATAACATTTCTATGTTCTGGCTCTTCATATTGTCTCTCATTTGTAAGAGATTCCACCGCCTTACGTCGCCCACGCTTCTTCTTGGGCGGCTTCTTTAGCCCTTCACTGATTTCGGCAGTCATTTCAGCATAAATAGTTCTAGTATCATCTCGAAGACGATTAGCAAATTTTTCAGCCATTTCAGCGGCTAAATCTTCATCAATGTGATATACACCTTCTAGCATGCTTCCAAATGACGCTAAGATGCTTCGTAGATCTTCAGCTAAGTTACCAATAGAGCTAGTCGTCATTTTACACTCCTTAAATCCTCTGATATCTTCTTAAACAGTTCTTCATCATCTTTCATAATCTGAAGAAACTTTTCTCTTCCCAACCCTTTTGTAACTTCCCCAGTTATCGAATCCACATAACTATATTGAGGGCCACTACGTCTAACTATCTCCAAATCAGAAGCTAACATAAACGTTTCATAGACTGGATCTGGAAGGCCCGTATAGTAAAATGGCACAGATGAAGTCAATAAAGGGGTATGGGTTTTATTCTTTTCTGCTTTCATCTCTATAAAGAATCCTTGAGGAGACTTATGATCGCCAATAGTCTCCCCTTTGCGTACCCTAACCATTATACGACTAAAAAACTCTTGACCTTTGCCACCTGGTAAGGCATCACGTGTAATATATCCACCAATACCGGCTCGTATCTGATTAATAAAAACAAGAGCCGACTTGGTATTAACTTGGGGCAACTTACGAAACAGTTGATTCATTAAACGAGCCTGTAACCCAATAGATTGATGTTCCATACCTTCTTTTGCTTCAGCAGTAGGTAAAAGAGCTGCAATGCTATCCAGCACAATCAAATCTATTCCTTGGTCACATAGAGCCAATAACACATCTAAAGCGTTCTCACCAGTTTGAGGACGAGAAACTATAAGATTTTCAGTGTCTATCCCAATATTAGCCGACCATATGGGATCATAGCTAAATTCGGCATCAATGAAAGCACAAGTATAGCCAGCTTTTTGAGCATTAGAAATCATTCGCTGGCTAATATACGTCTTGCCAGAACTTTGTAGGCCAAACAACTCCGTTACTGCTAACCTAGGAATACCGCCACCAAGCATTTCATCCAATGCTGGCATACCTGTTTCAATACGTAACGTGTCTAACGAGTCATCATTACCTACCGTAATGTTAGTCTTTAGTTGCTTATTGATAATATCAACTATAGATTGGACTTCACTACTCATGTATTAAATCTCCCCACGACTCGGTAGAACGTTGCAAATCAACTGTAACTGGCATACTAAAAGAGAAATCTTCCATAATCTCTCTAATATCTGGAATGGCCGATTCGTCTACTTCATCGAACAGTATCTGGTCATGTACGGTATTACGAATACATCCACCAATACTTTGAACGTATTGAGCGGTCTTCACCAGACTAATTTTAATAATGTCACCAGCAGTGCCCTGTATTAAATAGTTCGGTGCCTTGAACGAATCCTCAGCTAATACAGGAATCTTACGACCATGAATGGTTCTTACATATCCATCACGTTCAGCATTTCGTTTGGTCCGCTCAACCCAACCCTTCATAACAGGGTAAGCATCCCATAATTGATTCAAAAAGGTTCTAGCCTGGGTTTGAGTTATATTACATTGACGAGCCAAACCTTTAGAGCCACCACCATAAATAGCTCCAAAATTTAATCGCTTACCAATCTGACGTTGCTCCTTATCCACCTGATCGGGAGTGGTATTAAATACCAATGAGGCCGTATACGCATGTAGATCCGTACCATCATTAAAACTTTGAATCAGGTTATGTTGCTGTGACGCATGCGCCATCATACGCATCTCAACCTGAGAGTAATCAAAGTCAAAGAACTCTCGATCTGGCACAAACATACGACGTACTTTTTTGTCTGCTGGAATATTTTGAAGATTGGGACTACTACTAGAAAATCGTCCTGTTATAGCACCCATAGCATTCCATCGTGGATGCAATCGACTATTACGTGCCGTATTTTGATATGGTTGAACATAGGTAGAATCAACTTTTTCAATAGACCGCCATCTCAATACTAATTCAGCGACCTTAGACCCTACAGGATGGGTAATAGACTGTAATGATGTTTCGTCAGTACTCCTACCGCCACCAGCAGTCTCTCTGGGCGGTTTAATGCCTAATTGGTCATAGAAGTAATTTTGTAGCTGTTTAGGACTACTAACTTCCATAGACCTGCCAACAATTTTATAAATATCATCTTGGATAGAACGTTGTTCGGCCAAATATTGACGATGGAGAATATCAATATAATCTAGGTCAATCTTGATTCCTTGATGTTCCATTTCAAGAATAATAGGAATCAGCATGTGCTCTAATTGGAAAAGTTTGGGATACTCCTCTTTTACCTCATCCATATATAGGTGCGCCCAGCCCTTAGTCAACACCGTATCCATGCAAGCATATGGATCCATAAATTCACTAGGAACCTGAGAATAATCTTTGAGCTTATACTGTTTAATGTATGCCTTAATAGTGTCCTCACATGCTGCTGCGCCTGGCCCATACGCCACAGTAGCAAGTTCTTTCAATCCATGTGGTGGTTTAGGGTTACGTAGGTGAGAAATACGTAGAGTATCTAAGATATTTTTGGGAGGGTACGCACCATACGTTTCCCTAATCATATGTAGGTCAAATTCGGCGTTATGAAACACAAAGACTTTATGATCCGCCTTGAATAGTTCAGTCATTAACACGCCGATTTGATCTGCTCCAAAATCAGTGTTACGAATAAATGCCGCCTGATTATCCCAGGCTAGAGAAACACCAAAAGCCTTATCATCTAACCAGTTAAGGCCCGTCGTTTCAGTATCAACGGCCACAAGCCGGTCATTGCTACCAAGAATAGAATGCTGTAAATCCTCAAGCCTCGATGTAGTGATGAGGTCGTACTGTGGTAGACTGTGTGCTGTCGTCATTTGTAATCCTAAATTCATTATTAAAGTTGGGTAACCTTTCCATATTAATACGTTCCGATGTAAATGTATTGATACACTGAATTAAAAATGGTAGTTGAAAATACGTACATTCAAATTCAGAGCATATCTCGGCGTCTTCAATCACTAGATCAGCATCAATAGTAGCTCTAGGGACATTCAATTTTAGTCCACCCTCTGAATCTGGCTCTATGCCAACCAAATTTCGATTTGTGGTCTGCAACGCCAACTTCAGTTGCTCCAATATAGAATTGCGATTAACATTAAATATAGGAACACCTGTGTACGCTACTAAATCATAAACTACCGTAGGGTATACTTGCTGGATACGTGGGGTATAAATGGTTGTATCGCCATTGGACATAACAACATGACCCTGGTTCATCGATAGACCGACTTCTACATTATTTCCACCGCCCAATACTTTAGCCACTGCTTCAGAAAATTCAGCTGGAACCACAATATCGGGTAACGATTCTCCATCATAGTCGATAGAGGCGTTAAACGAACAAAAACCATTCATACCTGTAATCAAAAATCGGCTATCCTTAGAGCCAATATATGAGTAAGTAAGACTCGCCTGCTCATACGTCTTCGAAACAAAATTACTAGATTTAGATAGAAATCCTAAAAACTCACTACCTGTTGAACATCTAACTTCCAGTGCAGGCAAACTAGGGATGTCATTGTATAAGCCTTCCATATATGGAATCTTAACTTTAGAACGTCCTGATTTAATGGTCAAAGCACCACGACCATCAGACAATAAATCTATCGATGGCCCCTTAAACCCGCCAATAATTTCCTTTAATTTGGTTATTAATACCGAAAAAGTAAAATTTTCATCTGTATCTACAGTCTCAGTGTTCCAAATAGGCATATTGCCATCTTGCCAAATAAGCATATTGCCATTCTGAACGGAACCTAGAAGGGGATACTTCTTAGAGGTGTTGGAAAGAACGGAAGCTATGGCGTTTAACTTCCGTTCAAACCTTAACCTTTCAATAGCTACCACGTAACGGCTTTATCGTTAGCAACTGTTTTAAGCTGTTGCTCCATATCAGCCATACGACGGCCTAATTCAACTAACAAAGACTCATTTTCTATGGTATCAGCCTGAAGAACCAACTTAGCCATTTCATTCTCAACGGCAGCCCACGCTTCATGCACCACTTCCAATGATCGACTGACCTGATCCGTCACATCGCCATCAATATCAATATCGCTGATACTAATCGATGGCTTAAACATATTAAAACCGCCACCAGTGCTCATTTTAAGAGTCAAAGCTAACTCAACATTAACCTTAGTCATTATGCTCATCCCCATTCTGCGCTACACTGGTCATATTAGAAAAAGCTGCCTCTTCATTAGCAATTTGTTGGGGCGTTTGTGAGTTCATACGATATCCATCACTGGAATTATCACCAAATTGAGGTACATCAATCTCCATGATCAACTTAGCGGCAATAGCCTCAATATCGGGCAAATCACGTTCAACAGCTTGAATCTCAGCAGCATAATCATTCGTCAATGCCGTGTCTGAATAGTCTAGCGCATAAGTAGTACGATCAGTGACACGCATACAGCTATAATCAAAATTGCGCTCTGTTAATGAGTCCATCATCTCTCGTTTAGATTCTAAATTCTTATATAATGTAAAACTCGCTTGGAACAGTTGAGGTTTACGAACCGTCTCACGATAGAAAAGCTTTTGTCCACGTCGTACTTCATCCCATGGCTCTTGACCATCTCGGTCAAGTCGAGGATTTTGAGCAGAGTGGAATGTACCGTAATGGAATGACCATGCCAAAAACCGTTCAGTGGTATTGGCAATAGCCTCATCAGCCGACATACAAAAGGTACATTGTTCCTCTCGTACTTGCTGGCCTTCAGCACCAAGGTTCAAGCGTGAACAATACTCATACTTGGTAAATCTGGCCCCATCACGAGTCATGCCAGGGATATTATGGTAGCGACTTAAATCTCCACCCTCTCCCATAAATCTAATGACTGCATATTCATTAGGACGAACACGAACAGTATTACGCCAAACACTTAAAGGGTTACGAATCTCATCCATAGGACTACCAGAGCCAGAACCTGCACCTTGTACGTATGTGCCAACAGAAATTTTAGGCATTTGACCTCTCCATAATTTGATTTAAATCTCTTTTGAGAACCTTGAGCTTCCAATAACTGTGATATTTCAATTTAGAAAAATCATCAACATCACCAAAATCCTTAGCCATGCCTGGAGCAAACGTATACTCAACACTTAAACCCAGTTTGAGTAACATATCAGTAGTTCGATACGCCATTTTAATTCCACTAGAGTCCTTATCAGGACAAATAATCACAGTCCTAGCCAATGACCCCAACATTTTAGCCTGAGTATCGGATACATTTCCTCCGAATGTACTCAAGACATTCGTAATTCCAGACTGATGTGCCTTTATTGCGTCAAATAAACCCTCCACTAAAATAATTTTACCTTCGTTTGATTGGAACGAATCAAATGGAAATAGAATTCGATCTTTATCCATACCCCTAGAATTCATGTATTTAGGATTGCCTTCAATACGACGTTGAACAGTGCCAACTAGAGTCTGTGCCTGATAAATCGGGATGATTATGCTATTGAATTGAGCATTGTACCTAAGATCAAATTTAACAGCCATCTCGTCAGTAATGTTACGGGACTTCAAATAATCATGGCCTACCGCCGATGGTAAGCCCTTTAAATCCTGATATGGATCTGCTATCTCTTCTTTGGGCCGATCAAAGTTTAGATTCCTGATATACAGCTCTGGAAATAAATCTAGAAACTGTTGATAGAGATTAACTTTAGGTCGTAGTTTATCCAGTAAACTCTTTAAATTACGCCCCTTTCCGCAACCATGAAAACAGTGCCAGCCCTTACCACCAACGTTAATTGCTAAACTGGCATTACGGTCATCATGCCAAGGACAATACGCCACAACTTCATCACCATAATGTCTGGTGATATTTAACCCAGCATCCTGTAAAAATTCAACTATTGTCATTAAGAAGCTCTAACCTGTTGAATTATTCTCAAAACAAAGAAATTCATGGTTAAGGAAAACAACACAAATAAAATTGCTCCAATCCATATACCTAAATATATATAATATTGTGAAATCCAATACCCTAGATACGCAAATCCCGCAGTTACTACTAGGTAAAAACTACCAATCCAGATTATTAATGTCCATCGGAGGACTCTCTCCAACAGACCTACCGACATCGCCCGCATCGGGATCAAAAGTAATGTCATAAGCCTTTTGAATAGCTCGGCCATTACGGATGAGAGGGACAGCAATTTGCCTAGTATTAGAATCGATTGGAGCACCGCCAATCGATAACAATGTGTCAACATAACGGTTGAAATCGTAACCGTAGGCAACCAAGTTGGCCTTAGCCGGAGCCTCATTTTTTGTATTATCATCCTTTGTCCTACTAGTCTGATTTGTAACAAGAAGAGCTGTATTAGTCTCTGTGGCGAGAGATTTTAGCCCTTTACATATATTACGAATCTGATTCCAACTTTCTTTGGAGCCTTCTTCATCATCCATTAGATATATGCCATCCAACACCACTAGGTCAGGACGGTCAGCCTTGATAATACTGGCAACAGCTGTAACCGTAAGTTTATCGGACGGTACAGAGGTGTAAAGAATCAATTGTTCCCGATTCATAACCTCTAAATATTTTCTATAATTCTCTTCGATACCAGGTATGCCATACAATAATGAATGATTCGAAATAGGATAGCCATGTAATTGCGCCAACATGGTATCAGTGCGACATTCTAGTTCTAAAGTAGTCATTTCAGGACTAATAACCACTACTTTCCTACCATTAAAGTAGTTTTGTAATCCAACCTTTAACGCTACCCAAGATTTTCCAGCCTTTGTATCTGCTATTAGACCAATAAATTGACCTTTAAGAAAATTCACTGGAAAATTATCTAAAGGATCAATCCCCCAAGCCAATTTGGACTTAGACATGCCATCGGCACGAAGACGATAGCTATCAAAACGTAAATTGAATGCATTTCCCGAATCAAGCACTCTACGGTTGCTTTCATCGTGCAGCTGGAGACCTTGGAGTTGATGGATGAGGCTAGTCGTGGCAGTTTCAGCGTCTTTTTCCATAGCAGCTTCATGCCCACTAATAAAAAGCCAAACGGCACGACGTACATGATCATTTCTAAACTCCTTAGCGATATAATCAAAATTATCTAAAGGAGCTAGCTCAAACGCAGGAAAACGAGCTTGAAAGATTTCTGGGCTTGGACCTTCTCCATATTCCAGGACATAGTCCCATATGAAGTCAGCTTCTTCCAGATGATAAGGAAAATTCCTAGGAGTTAATCGGTAGTCCTGACGAAGCTTATTTAGGTGGTCCGGGGTTCGTATAGAGGAAAGTAGGGTTCTTTCAATTTCTTCAGGTTCCACTAAATATTTGACCTCATATTGATGATTGAAGCTGCATAACCTTTACTTTGATTGTTTGAAGCTACTTCGCTAGTGTATCAGAAACCTAAGGGACAAGTCAATGGCTAATTTTTATCAGTTAATATGAACTCTCAGCATCCTTAACAGTGCCCTCCGCCGTAAAACCGGCTACGGTTAAAGCCTCTTCATAGCTAGTAGCTACAATAGTATATTTCTTAGAATCGTTAGTGACGTAATATACCTTTAAATTAGAAATATCAGCGTCTCTACGAATACGAAGCATGTAGTCATATTCAGGATTAGACAAATAAAAACTACTACTTGGCATAAAATTTATCCATGATTGACATGATTTTGACTAAAGTGAGAATTTAGACCATCAGTATTCTTACCTGAGTTATATATAACCATATACATAATACCGATAGCAGGAGCATTATCAGAATAATCATAACTCTGCGCCTGATCAACTTCATGGTAATGTCCCATAGACATTATCTTTCCAGCTGTTCCCGCACCTGTAACATTAACTGGAAAAGACGAGTTAGCAATAGCAGTCAACGTATAAGTATATGGGTTACTACCAGCCTTATTAGATACAGTGTATAGGCCATCAATTGCTGGTGTCGAATTAGACTCCCCAATCCATATGGCCCTACCATTAGACATACTGCCTGTAGTAGTAATCACAGTAGGATTAGCAGCAGTTATAGCGGTTATCGTATAGTTACCAGCATCACTACCTAAATTATTTGGATAATTAACCACTTCCATCTGAACAGCCGTATACTTACTACTGCTCGTAGTCCAACGATATACATTACATGCAGCATTCGTCCAGTTACCTGGAGTTCCCGAAATACCCTCATGGCCGCAAATGGTAGTAAAAATCAGTGGAGCCGAGTCTAAAGCAGGCAGATTAATAGTAAATCTAGCATTAGCATCTAAGTCCGTATGACTAACAAATCCAGTAAACCCAGTCATAACCTCGGCTTGAAGTTTATCAGTATCTCCTAACGGTCCAGTCCACTCATTATAGGTCGTACCACTATTAAAGATATTTCTATGAGCTAGATATAGTCCTGCACCTTGAGTATTAGTAGCCGACTTCTTTAAATATAACGTAGCTTCATCATTTCCAGGATGAAAATTAGAAGTAGCTGAACCTGCACCATACTTATTAGCCGTATTGCCATCACGACTAATAAGAGTTAGGCCAGCACCGCCTTTAGCAACCTCATCAAAAGCAGGCGAGATGCCCAGATGGTCTACACGGATAAGATCTAATGAATACCCACTAGCCCCACCCTGAGAAGTTGTAAATTCTTTGGCCTTATGATTTAAATAAAGCTTCTTGGTCCAACGAAATTCATTACCCCAATCATTGGCGTCATCACTACTATCAACAGTATTAAGTGATGTGCCAACAGCTTTATACTCTTCCCTACCAACAAATCTACCAGGGCCTTCTGGCAAAAAGTCTAACCCCCCAACCACCGCTTTATCTAGAGGCTGAAATACAGCATTGGCTGTCTCTCGTGATTTCGTCACTAAATCACGTATCAATCGTCGGTCAGCTGCACCAGGCTCAAAAACTTTAGCTAAATCTCGAAATAAAGTTAATTCACACGACCGACCTGAATCAGTAAGTTGACCCGTTGAAGCGTATACCAACCATTTTTCATTCAATATCCCAGCTGTAGCGATGTTAACATTAACTAAATCTCCAGCTCTAACGACAGCTGGTTTACCTAAATAGGAATAAATCGGGAATGAAGATAGTCTAATACGGCATTCTCGTATAGTTGAATCAACTCCTGGTTTTAAAGACTCTAAAACTGCACGTGCCTTAGCTTCGCACTGTACTGAAGTAATTAAAGTGGAATCATCAACAATTCTTTCTTTAACTATTCCATATGTAGCTATAGAATCAGTATCTTCTGCCATACCATAGGCTCCGGCTTGGCCCCGTACACCTACCTTATTGACAAAATCAAATGAATGGTCCTTAATTTCATACGCCGTAATAGGCATACGTCGTGCACCACGTCCAGCACGTTCTGTCAAAGTTAATCCATAGGACAAAGGATCAGACTGTCGTTTAGATGCTACAGTAGCTAATGTGCCAACCTCCAAATTAGGATGCCATAAGTTAGGACCAGTAAGACCTTGGATTATCTTAGCTGTGCCAGATGGGCTACCTGTAATGCTACTGATTCTAGCACGTACATAATAAGCAGTTTTCCCAAAACTTTGATCCGTAGCATTGGCTTCTTTAATGCCAGGCTGAACTGTTCTCCACGACGAAGGCATATCAAAAATTAAACTATTAGTCCCTGAAGTCTTGAAGTCAAACATATAATCAGCATGTGTTAATGTAGACCAATCATCAGTGGTTTCGCCTTTATAATACTCCCACGTAACCGATGAAATATTAGAAACAGCTGAAGTCAAAACATCTGAAATATTCAATCTTAACTGGGTGAATGGTTCATCACTTCCAAAATAAATTGCATCATTAACTTGGCCCCCATCCAGTGCGGTCACTTTCTCAGGAACTACAGTACCAGCCGTCCCAGCTGTGGTCACATTTACAGCTATAGAAAAAGTAGTCGTACTTAAAACCGTAACAGCGTGAGTACCATTAATAGTAGGAGTTGAATTTGAATTTGTGATGACCACTTTATGGCCCGTAGATAGACCATGAACCTTCTGTGGGCTTACTGTTCCAGCAGTACCGGCAACAGTTACAGTTGCGCTTATCGAAAAAGTAGTAGTACTTAAAACATCAACAATAAACAAACCATTTATAGCCGGAGTGGAGTTACTACTAGTTATACGAACTTCATCTCCATCCAGTAGCCCGTGAGCTGCAGACGTAGTTACTACTGTTCTAGTGGCTACTGTATTGCCGCTAATAGTAGATGACACTCCAGCAGTGGTAACTACAGTAGGATTGGCTAATGTGTTTGTAATAACCCCAAAACTTACGTCCGAAGTTGAACTCTGTATTTCAGGTGAATAGTCAGTAAACTTAGAACCAGCACTGGCAGAAGTATCATACCGATAACAATATGATACAGGCGTAGTAGCTACTGCCCCATTAACTGTACTAGAAGTATTAGTTACCCACGGCTCTGAGCCACGATCAAAGTACCTAAATGTTCCTACATTAGCGGTTTGTACACTTCGAAGAACAGCGACTTCAGTTGGTGTTCCAGTCGTTATGTAGCAACGAACCCAATATAGATATTTTTCATTGGGTGCACGAGTAACAGCATTAACAACTCCAGTGTCTCCCGCACTGGTAACATTCACCGGGATTGAAACAGTCGTTGCATTAATCCTAGTAACCGTATGGATACCATCAAGAGATGGAGTGCTATTGGTGCTGGTTAAAAATATCTGATCACCAGTTTGTAAATTATGATTGGCAGTAGTGCCACCGGCTGTAGCTGATGCAGTTAAAACAGTAGGATTTGCAACCGTGGCACTATTAATACCAAAGGCCGCACCTTCTTTATTCAACCTAGAACTATCTATAGATGCTAAATCCCTATAAGGATAAGCATCCATTAGATGAATATCATCATATTCAGGTATGGTAGTGAACTGGGATGTCGGTCTAGCAGTAGTTGCTAGTACTTCATCAATATCCCATCTAACATCTAAATTCCAATGATATAATTGCTGATCTATAATACCTGTATCTTCTGTCCAAGACGCAACACCACTTCCTGACATAGCTTCGGTAGCCGTAATGTGGTTATTACAGACTACATGACCTGCCGTACCCACAACACTTACATTTACAGCTACAGAAAAAGTAGTAGCTGAAATAACAGTAACGGTATGAGTCCCATCTAGAGAAGGAGTAGAGTTAGATCCAGAAATCGTCACCGAATCACCAGTATCTAAATGATGACGCTCTGTAGTTACAACGGTAGGATTAGCAACAGTATTACCAGTTATGGTTAGCCCTGATATAGTTTGCCATGATTCGCCCAGAGAACCATAATAATTTGAATACCATTGCCAAACAAATTTCACATTGGAATAATCAGGAATATCATCTTGAAAAGCCCGAAAGGATAAACCATTAAAAGGCTTTTCAGATCCAAAATACCAAGTTTCAGTGTTGCCACCTATAAAATTAGTTGTCCCGCTGTCTGTGTCCCATAAAAGACGACTACCTGTGCCCGCATTACCTCCGGTCATATTTAAAGCAAGCCAAGTACCGCCGTGGCCCTCTCGTCCAGTGGTCGCATTATGGGTATATTTCCAAATCTCTGAAAGAAATTCTGGGTCCTCGCATCGAAAATCATGGAATAGATTAGGCTTTGTATATAATGCTACTGTAGCAATATACCCCGTAGTAATGGCTCCAGTTCTCGCATAAACTCGAACCCAATATCGAGTAGTACCACGTCTTTCGTCCCCATGATCTACCTTAGATATGGCAATACTATCAACATCTTCAGGTAATGTGGTTCCAGATGAAGCAAACGGTGCCGCCCAGCTTTGCGTAGCATCATTAGCGGTATGCATGTCCGGCGTAGTGCCTAAATCTCTTTTAACCCAATCTGTCGGTGCCGTCCAATAAGTTGTGCCATAAATCTTGCCCGAATCGACTCCAAATTTAGCATCCGCTGTGGGCGTAAATCCAGTCCATGCAGTACCATTCCAATATTGCCACTGAAGAGTACCGGCATAAGTACCACTAGTAATCTTACTGCCATATTGAACAAAGGTATAACGAAGACCATCAAACTGGCTATTAGAGCCAAAATATAAAATATCAGCAGATTCTGGAGTGGTCGTATCTTGAGCAGTTTGAGGAGTTATAAAATAAGTAACGCCCCCCTTTTCTCCATGAATCTCATGAGTTAAATCCTTCCAATAGGCACGAGGATACTTAGCTGGAAAATCAATATGATTGGAAGAAGAGGGATTAGTTGGAGTAGGAGTGTAGTAAAAGCCAACTAAATCTTGCTGAGCATCTTCTTGAGCTAAGTCATTAATGGCCTCTATGCCGGTTTTAATACCACGATAAATATAATTACCTGGCACATCACTGGTAATAGTCTGAAATTCTGACTGTTGCCCATATCCCCTGGACATATACTCAGTATAGGATGAACTCTCAACACCAATACGATGTGCTAATTGACGTTCAAGACCCTGATAAGTAGGTGCATAGGTTTCGCCTTGAAGGATCAGTTCGACAATACGACTTTTCGTGATACCGGCATAATCTCCACTACTGGCAGCAGCCTCAACAGTTCTATCACTTAAATCATCTAAGAAATCACGACAAGTAAGAACTACAAGTTGGTGGGCATAGTCTGGTTCAACAGAAACTATGCGTCCCAAAAAAAGTATAAGGCCAAAATCATCTACTAGACGAACACGTCGCATCGGCTTATAGATAACTTCAACTATATTAACTGGATTGTGTACTTTAACACGCAAAACTCGACTGCGATTACCAATACTATCTAGCAATGAATACTCAACAGTATTCGTATCTGTATGCCAAACTTCTTGGACCGTTCTATCTAATTTTACTT